TTCCTGAGATCTGACGCGAACGATACCACGACTGGTCAAATCATCTTCACGAAGGCAAATAGCACTTCAAATGGTGGTGGTCAGATTTACCTGAATGGTGCGAATGGCAACAGAATTGATTGGTCTAATGCTGGTGTTGCAGCTCCATCCACTACTACCAGATCTACTGGTACTAAGTTGACTCTTTATCCTGGAGTCAATGCAAGCAACGTTGATTATGCATTAGGTATTGATAGTAACACACTTTGGTATTCAGTTCCTACCACCAATCAGACTCATAGATGGTATGGTGGTACTCAACAGATGATGACCCTCACGGGCAATAATCTTGACGTTACTGGAACCGTTAGAGGTACTCAGTTCATCTCCGATATCTCTCAAGGAACTGCACCATTCGTTGTTACTTCCACAACCAAGGTCACGAACCTCAACGCTGACCTACTCGATGGAATGACCACATCTTCCTCTAACCAATCTTCTGCATCGATTGTTAGTAGAGACTCTAGTGGTAATTTCAGAGGTAACGAAATCAAAGCAAACCACTTCGTCCGTGGTTCTCAAATCGGTAACTCTTCTCTATCGATTTCTGAAACTGATGGTAATAATGACTCGCAGGTTCTTCTGCAGCATCCAGGCGGGCAGACATTTGGTTTCCTGACATGGGATGCACAAACTTATATAAGTTCTGGAGTTTATTATAGTAATGGTAGTTGGATTCACCAGAACTCCAATAATAACAACCAGATGTTAGTGATGAATCCTGGTGCTGGCATGAAATGGTTCGCATCCAATAATGGATCTGGTTCTTGGAACGTTGCATCCAGTATCACTCTCTGGAATGACTCGGGCGTATGGCAGAGACCACTGAGCGCAACTCTAACCATGAACACCAGTGGTGTTGGTCTTTCTGGTTCTACATCATTCAACAACTCTGGTAGTGTAACCTTCACGGTCACATCTAACGCGACCTCGGGCAATACGGGAAGCACGATTGTTTCGAGAAATAGCAGTGGTGATTCCAACCACAGATACCTGAATGCAGATCGTTTCAGAAGTAGTGCGGATGCTAACACCAGACTGCAAAATAACGCACTGGTAATCAGAGGCAGTTCTCCAACCGTTTATCTACGCGATACGAACCACAACTCTTCGTTCCTCCATTGTAACTCCAACATCTTCTACGTCCTACGTGGTAATAATGACTCGGAGTCTTGGACACAGGTCAACAGCGTCTGGCCTCTGCAGATCAACCTCACCAACAACAATGCAACGTTTGGTGGAACAGTTACTGCATCGTCTGACGTAAGATTCAAGAAGAACATCGTCACGATCGAAGGCGCGCTCGATAGAGTCCTGAGAATGCGTGGTGTATTCTTCGAGAGACTTGAAACACCTGGTACTGAATGTGGTGTTATCGCCCAGGAGGTCCAGGAGGTTCTACCTGAAGTTGTTACTTCAACTGAGAATGGACATCTGTCCGTCGCATACGGAAACATCTCAGGTCTCCTGATTCAAGCGATCAAGGAACAACAAGAACAGATCGAAGAACTCCGTGAGGAGATCAGAAAACTTAAGGGTGAGTGATAACTCACTCTCCGTTTATAAATACCTCTAGGAAACTAGGGGTATTTTTTTTATGGCGCAGCCATCTAGTAGAGCGGAGTTGAAAGAATACTGCCTAAAACAACTAGGTAAGCCAGTTTTAGAAATTAACGTAGATGATGATCAAATTGATAATTTGATGGATGATGCAATCCAGTATTTTCATGAACATCATTTCGATGGTATTGATAGAGTATTTCTGAAACACAAACTAACTCCCGCAACCAAAGATACACTTACCCAAGCAGGAGTCTCTACAACAACCTCCGCAAGCGTTGTAGGGGCGGGATTGAGTACGATTCAATATACTGAAGGTGTCAACTACCTACCCCTGCCAGACACGATTATAGGCGTCAATCAGGTATTGAAGATCGATCAGAATACTATTTCTGCAGGTCTGTTTAATATCAAGTATCAGTTATTTTTGAATGACGTTTATTACTATGGTGCTCTTGATCTATTGAATTATTCAATGGTCAAGAGATATTTGGAAGATCTTGATTTCTTACTAAATCCCAAAACACAAGTCAGATTTAATAAGGCAAACCATAAATTATACTTGGATGTTGATTGGAACAACGTAGGTCAGAACGAGTATCTGGTCATTGATTGTTTCAGAATCTTGGATGGTGCAGATGCACCAAAACTTTATAATGATTCCTGGTTGAAGAAATATCTAACCGCATTGATTAAGAAACAATGGGGTATGAACATGATGAAATTCCAAGGTGTTACTCTACCAGGTGGAGTTCAATTAAACGGAAGACAAATCTATGAAGATGGTGTTCAAGAGATAGAAAAACTAGAGCTCAAACTCAGAACTGATTATGAACTCCCACCAATGGATCTAATAGGTTGATATGTCACCACTCAATTCTTACTTTTTGCAAGGATCTCCTGGGGAACAGAGACTTGTCCAGGATTTGATCAATGAACAACTCAAAATGTATGGGCAAGACGTTCTATACATGCCGAGGAAAATTATTGGCGAAAATACTGTAATTAAAGAGATTACTGCGTCTAAGTTTGACGATAGTTTTCGTATTGAAGCGTATTTGATGAACTTTGAAGGATTCTCTGGTAATGGAGAACTCCTGACTCAGTTTGGTATCAGAAACAATGACGAGGTAAATCTTGTTATCTCAAAGGAGAGATATAACGAGTTTATCCTACCAAAGATGAATCTGATTCCACAATCAGAGAGAAAGTCTATTAGTAGACCAGCTGAAGGAGATCTAATCTATTTCCCTCTCGATGAATCTCTATTTGAAATCAAATATGTAGAAGGTAAGAAACCTTTTTATCAACTACAGGAACTTTATGTTTATGAACTCAGATGTGAGAGATTTGAGTTTGAAGATGAAGTCATTGATATTCAGAATCAAGGAGAACTTGGTGAAGAGATCAACGAGTCTGTTAAGGACTTTGGAAATATCTACACTCTGAATATGGTTGGAACTGCAACAACAATTGCAGAAGCAACTGTCGGATTGAGAACTTCCGATTATACATCCAAGTCTGTTCAGTATATTGATCTAGTCAATGATGGTCATGGATATAAGTTTGCACCAAATGTTGCAATTTCTACCGCAGGACCTAATGGTGTAACTGCAACGGCAGTTGCAATCATGACGAGTAGAAATCAGAATAATACTGATCTTTCTATTGATAGAATTCTAATTACTGAACCTGGTTACGGATATACCACTCCACCAAAAGTTACCATCAGTGGTGGTCAAGGTGAAGGTGGTATTGCAACCGCAGTTATCCGTACTGGAGTCCTTGGTCTGGTTTCTATCTCAACTGGCGGAGTCGGATATACAACAGTTCCACAAGTTATCTTCAGTGGAGTTGCTAGAACCGATAACGCAGTTGCAGAGGCAACAGTCAATATCAATGGTCAGATTTCTGATGTCAGATATTCCAATGCAGGCGCTGGATACACTTCTGGTAGTGTAGTTGGTGCAGGTCAGACCATACTTCCTACAATTACATTTACCGATCCATCCAACCCACAATCGTTTGGTGATTACAAGTATGGAATGTTGGTAACTGGTTCTCAGACAGGAACTGAGGCATATGTGAAAGATTGGAATGCATACACCAGAGTTCTTAAACTTTCTTCCGTTGGAGGAAACTTTGCACTCGGTGAAGCGATCACGGGTGCAGGTGTAAGTTACAGACTTGCAAGTATTCAGGACAATGATTTTGCAGATGAATTTGCAGATAACATCGATATTGAGTCTGAAGCAGACAAAGTTTTAGACTTCAGTGAAAGAAACCCATTTGGTGAGTACTAAATAATTGATATAACCTTGGAATCTGATAATGTTAGGAACTTATTATTACCACGAAATTTTGAGGAAAACCATTGTATCCTTTGGTACCCTCTTCAATGACATTGAGATCAAACACAGAAACAATGCAGGTGGGGACTTTAGTATTATCAAAGTTCCCATTGCATATGGACCTGTTCAAAAGTTTCTAGCAAGAATCGAACAATCTCCTAACGTAAGAAAGGAAGTTGCGATTACTTTGCCTAGAATGTCATTTGAAATGACTGGATTATCTTATGATCCTTCCAGAAAGTCTTCGACAATGCAGACTTTCAAAGCGATTGATAAAACTTCCAAGAATGCGACAAAGGTATTGATGCCTGTCCCATACAATATGAGTATGAGACTTTCTATTCTGTCAAAACTCAACGAAGATGCGTTGCAGATTATTGAACAGATTCTTCCAATATTCCAACCACACTTTAATATAACTGTTGATCTTGTTTCTACCATTGGAGAAAAAAGAGATATTCCAATTACTCTCAATGGTATCTCTATGGATGACCAATATGAGGGAGATTATACAACTAGAAGAGCACTGACATATACTTTAGATTTTACAATTAAGACTTACTTGTTCGGTCCAGTCGCAAGTTCCTCCGATGGTCTCATCAGAGAGGTTCAAGTTGACTATCATGGAGATCCCGTCAATCGTAAGAATTCTTCGAGAATGCTCAGATATAAGACTGAAGTCAGAGCAATCAAAGATTACGATAGTGATGAAACAACTACGATCACGGAAGATCTCAACCTTAGAGAGACTGCTATTGATCTGACTTATGCAGGTCAACTAGTAGAGGGTGCATACATCCAAATCGATTCAGAATCGATGAGAATCAGATCCATCACTGGAAATCAACTATTGGTTGAAAGAGGTGCAGATGGTACAACTATTGCAGAACATGCAGCAGGTACCGCAGTCAACGTCATCGATAATAGAGACGATATTCTCATCTCTCTTGATGATGAATTTGGTTTCAGTGAGTATCGTTATGAATACGATAGTGATGGAAAAGTTTTCAGTCCAAGTAAGGGTCAAGACGTATGAATTTTGAAGACATCGACAAGGCTTTAGATATTGAGAGTAAACCAGTAGAAACTGAAGTTGTAAAGAAGGAGAAAAAACCTGAAATTAAAAAAGTTCACTCTCAGGAGGAACAGATTCAAAAAGATTATGAATATACTCGTGGAAACCTTTACTCTATTATTGAAAAAGGTCAAGAAGCTATCGATGGTATTCTAGAACTTGCACAAGAATCGGATTCTCCTAGAGCATACGAAGTTGCAGGTCAGTTAATCAAGAGCGTTGCAGATTCAACTGATAAATTGATGGATCTTCAGAAGAAATTGAAGGATGTCAATAAAGAAGAGAAAGGTGCAACACCTACTAATGTTACTAATAACGCCGTATTTTTGGGTTCAACTGCAGAGTTACAAAAGTACTTAAAGAGTTCAATGAAATCTGATACTAAATAATAATACGCAAAAGTATTAGTATAAGAATGGAAAGGCTTTCTTTTAAAGAGTGGCAAGTTCTGTCCGACCTAGAAGTACTCGATTCTATTCCCGAGGATTTCGAGTTTGCAATGGCTCGTGGAGAACTTAAGACTATCAAGAGATCTGTTGATAGAATTATGAAGCACCTCGGCGGTGAGGGTGATCTAGAAGCATGGGTTCAGTCTAAAATTACCAAAGCTAATGATTATCTGAATAGTGTCTCTAACCATATGGATGGTGGTGAAGATGATACTAAGAAAGAAGTAAAAGAAGCCAAGTGTGACTGCGATTGTGGTAAGGTTCCTTGCGTAGAGTGTGGTGGTGATCATCACAAAAATGAACTCAAGGAAGAGAAGTGTGGTGATGGAATGTATTACTGCAAGACCAGTAAGAAGTGCAAAAAGATTCCTAAGGGACATCGTGTCGGTAAAGACGGAATGCTTGTAAAGGGTGTCCGTTGGCA